CCCGCCACGCCAACCCCTCTCTCCTCAACCGTCAGTCCTTTGAAGAGGATGTTTCGTCAACCGAAATCGCCTCGGTTCCACCACGAAGCATGGAGTTGGATGCCAACACCATGTTCTCTTTAGTTTGGGACAAAAATAACACGCACTTTGCCAACGGTAATTCCAACTTCAAGTATGGTGCCAACCGCCCACTTGAGGAACCCGACCGCTCGTGTTTGTTCATTGGTCGCAAGGCAGGTTCAAGCGACGAACCCACGATTCATTCTTTCCGATTCAACGGTGCTTTGGCTAAGGAGTCTTGGCCGACCTTCACCACGGGAACCATCGGCATGAAGCCAGCCAACCGAGACGGCATGGCTTACGGCACGAAGGTCACCGCCTTTGCGCCCGACGCTAACCTTACGAGCATCTTCTCCGCTCCACCTCTCGCTCTCGTTGACGGTGCGCCACAAGGCATGGTCGTTGATTGGCTCGGTGATGGACTGTGCCAATCTCTGTCCGACTGCCACACCGCATACGCCGCACTTGACGACAAAGCCAAGTGGGACACCACTTTCGGCTCCGTCGTTGAAGTGGTTCACATTGACCCACGGGACAACGGCGGCTTCATCATCACCCTCGGAGACATGGATATAATGTCCGATGCCGCTCCTGTGGAGTTGTATGTTTCTGCTAAGGAAGAAGGTGAAGTTGACTTCGGCGTTGGTTCCGAATTGCTCATCGTCGGCTCTCCTTGGGTTTCTCGTGAAGGTGAGAACCGCTTCATGGTCAACGGTTGGTGGTGCATGAACGCTATCGCACCTCTCGCTGACACCGACTTCTCCGGCGACGGCGACGGTTGGGACGCTTGAATTGTTTAGGGGGAAAAGAAATGACACGAAGGCAACGCTCGGGAGTCAAGAAACAGCCGTGGGCTTGGGGGTTTGCCTCTAAGCGAAAGGCTCGTCAAGTGCGAATGCTAAGGGAGAGAGAATCGTGACACACAACATCGTTAGTGGAGAAGCGGCTCGTGAGGCTTTGTTTGAAGGCATGTTCCTTCTCGCCCAAAGTGTGCGAGGAACGCTCGGTCCAAACGCTCGGACAGTCCTTGTTCAGCACGAAGGACATCCTCCCTCCGTCCTTAACGACGGCGTGAAAATTGTTTCTTCCGTAAAATCAAATGACCCTGCTGTTCAAGCATCCATTGACCTCATCCGCCAAGTTGCCCTTGAAGCACAACAGGCGTCGGGAGACGGGACGACCACTGCAACGATTCTTGCCGAGGCTTTGGTTGAGAATTATTGTCGCGTTGAATCCGACCCATCAGACATGGCTTCTGCCGTTCTCGCCGTTGAACAAGCGATTAGCGACATGAAGTGGGAAATCAACATGGACGATGAAGATTTGACTGACCTTCAACGAGTCGCAACAATCGCCGCCAACAATGATGAATCCATTGGTGAATTGATAACAGACATGTTCGCTACCATCGGTGCTGATGGACTCGTCAACCTCAAGGTTGGTTCGGACGACCACAACACTTGGTCAAAGACCACAGGTTGCGAAGTGCCGATGTATTACGCTTCCCCGATGTTCTCCAACAATGACCGGAGAACCTTTGAGGCAGACAATCCACTTTTCATTATCACAAAAGAAACCATTGAGGATTTTGACGATTTGACCCCTGCTCTTGAGATTGCGATTGAGAACAGTCGCCCCCTTGTCATCGTGTGTCAAGAAATCAAAGGCGTGGCTCTTTCTAATTTAATCGCAAATGTAGTTGGTGGTGTTGTTCGTGCGTGCGCCCTGCGTATTCCTCGCACCGACGCCGATGAATGGTTTGACGACTTGAAGGCTTTGACGGGCGGCAAAATCCACTTTGAAAGCGACATGGAAACCGGCATCGCTCACGCAGTTGAGGGTGCTGGACACTTTGGTTCTGCCGAGCGTATCACCGTTGGACATGCGACAACAACCATCGTCGCTGGTGAAAGGACGCAGGGATTGGAGAATCACCTTGACGGACTCATCACACAGGCCAACGAAGCCGACCATCCATTTTCACGGGAAAAGTTATTGACCCGACATTCACGACTCGCACAACACATGGCTACAATTCACATCGGAGGATTCAGCGAGGCTGAAATCCGTGAAACCCGTGAGCGGGTGGACGATGCCGTGAACGCTACACGCCTTGCTCTTAAGGGTGGAGTTGTCGTCGGTGCTGGCTGGACTCTTTATACTATCGCAAAGACGACGAACAACACCGCTTTCGCAGACGCTCTCAAAGCACCTATGAACACGCTTCATGCTAACATGCCCAATAAGATTCAAGGTTTCAAGTGGGGTGAAGAGTATTATTTCAATACCAAAACTAACGAGTTGGAAGCAACGGACAACGCAACGGTGCTTGACCCTGCCCTCGTCGTTCTCAATTCATTGAAGGCGGCTGTATCTATCGCTCGTCTCGTTTTGACTACGGACACCATCATTCTCGCTGAACCGAAGGGGTTATAAGGCTACACAGGAAGGATAAATCATGGCTTGGGGACAACAACAACAGAAGGCAAACAACACACCACAGAAGGGTGGTTACGACAAAGAATACTACCGCAACATGTTCAAGAACAACACGGCTCATTCCGTGCCTGTTCGCTTGGCTCTCGTTGCCAAAGAGAATTGCGGTAAAACTGGTCTTGCCGTATCTCTTATTCGTCAAGTGAGGGCAAAGGGCAAAATTTATGTCTTTGACATTGACAACTCTGCACAGGCCACACTTGAGGCTGCTTACCCCGACGACAAAGAAATCATCGTGCTACCTCTCCTTGATGAGCGAGACGACTCCATTTACAACGAAGATGCGTCGGTCAACTACGCAAACCTCATTGACAAAATGAATTTCTATGTGAACATCGTCGCTGATGTCGCCAAGGAAGAAGATGTTGCTGGTATCATCATGGACGGCGGTTCAACTTTCCTCAAGTGGTGCGAACACGCCATGACCGATGTTTTACTACGCCGTGGTGTCATCAAGGAAGAAGGCGATTCTTTCAACCAAAAGGAATGGCGAACACGCAACCAACTGAACCGTGATGTTCTAACACGGCTACACGGACTTCCTGTGCCATGTGTCGTCAATACTTTTCACCTAAAAGATGTGAGCAACTATGTTGACAACGGTTCCGGTGGCAAGGTGTTGATGAAGATTGGTGAACGCCCCGATTGGGACAAAGGCACGATGCGCTTGTTCTCTCAACAGATTTTCCTTTCCCGCTACATGAAGAAGGCTGATGCCGCAGCAGGTGTCAAGGCCGACCCTGCCCTCAAAAACCCCGACGATTGGGTTATCAAGGGAACGATTGAAGAAATCAAGGGTAAGCACATGGAGCATGTTGGTGAGACGCACACCATCCTTTCTGTTATCAAGGGTGATGTGAAGTGGCTCGGACTCCCGTTCTTGACTTGGAAGTGATTTTTTGACCGAATCAGCAATCTTTTCCATCCTCAAGGACATGGATAAAAACCAAAAGGGGCTTTTGAAAGAAATCAAGGAGTTGAAATCACGGGTTGCGGACCTTGAAACCATCATTGACGAAATCCCAAACATCGGTAAAATTTTCGGGGCTGTCAAGGAGTTGCAGGAAGAACACGAAGCACCAGCGAACAAATTCACTCACTATATCCGAGGTTGATTTCATGGTAAAAATAAACATCAGCAACACCCAACTTAAGCGCATGTTGAACATCAGCAAGCGCAAGCAGACTGTCAACGGCAAGCAACAGGCACAGGTTGAATCCTGTGTCTTGATGTGCGACGGAAGCAAGGCGACAATCACGAGTCTTACCCGTGATTTGACGGGTCTTACGACAGTCACAGCGACCGCAGGGCAGGGGGAAGATTGGATGAGGTCTGTCCCCATCCCCGACATTGACCGTGTTCTTGGCATCCTCACGCTTCACAGCGAGAACCTTACTCTCTCTTGGAATGCGGAAACCAATAAGTTGCTTTTCAAGTCGGATGGCAAACAAACCACGCTTGATGCTTCTTTTGACGCAAAAGCATTCACGCATAGTCAAGAAACGATTGAACAATTTCACTCCCGTTCCCATTCTCTCGCAAACAAAATTGATGCCGAGGATGGCGTCTATACCTTGGGCGACGGAAGCGAGCAACAATCGTTCTGTTCCTTTGAGGTGAATGTAGCCGACCTTTACGATGCTTGTCGCTGCGACACCATTAACGGCCAACGCCTCAACCGCTACACCTTCAAGGTTGATTTGGAAGAAACCCTTGAAATTGAAATCACCGTTGGCGACCCAACGCTCGGACAAACGACCAGCACCATACCCGTTGAGGGTGGGGCTATGAAACCCCTATCGGATTTCACTTGGGACTTTGACGGTGGCCTTGACGAATTGTTCAAGGGTTTTACCGGCAAAGCAACTTTGAATTTCTTTGACTTCCGTGAACACGGCCAAGGTATTCGGTTCGCTGTTTCCTTCGGGAATGGCGAATGGGCTTGGGCGGCGGGAGCATTGAATTGAACAACATGGGGGTTTGGTCAAGGTTTTTGGTCCCAAAGATGCGAAGTCCTCCGACTGACCATAGGGGTTGTGCATTCCCCTTGCATCTTTACCCCGCCTGTTGTTTGAGGTTTTATTATGACAGACGCACAGAAGGTTAGGAATGGCACTATGAAGTTATTGAGCGACGAACAGGTTTCCCATCTTTTGGAGCGCATGGGTGACAGACCATCTATGCGTCGGGTGTATCTCAAGTTGGCTTGTCTCGCTGTTCTGCGTTATGACGCTAATGGAAGATACTTGAACGCTTCACAGATAGTGGCTTTAGCGGAAAAGTATTTGCCAAAAACCGTCGGTATGAGCGCACAACAGGTCGGCACTATTCTTGGGACTCTCTGTAGGATGAAGATTGTCAACCGCTCTTACGAAAGACCTCACACATACTGGTGGAGGGATAAATGATGTGGTATGACTGTAATTCTTGTGGTAAAAGAAAATTCACATCTTGGTCAAAAAAGAATGGGCCGGTGAAGTGCGCTCGTTGTTGTCGTTTGGAAAGGGAGGGTCGTCTTGAGCAGAAGTCCCCGTAAGTGCCTCCGTCGCTGCACTGGCTGTGGCGTGGAGAAAATAACATCTATGACTAACCACAAAGTTATGACCGCAGGTGTTAGGCGGCAGTGTGGGATATTTAGGGTGGCCGACCGTTAAGGTATCAATGGTTTTATATTGAACGCAGGTGTGGACATAACATGGTCAAAGTGCGCGACCCATCCACTGGTGAAATGATTGATTTAGGCGAAATCGTTTTTCAAGAAACAGGAACGCAACGCCACGAGTTGGTCAGTGGTGAGGATGTTCTCGTCGTTGAAATCAAACACTTCATCAAACCGACCAAACCACTGTATCACCGAAAGGACTGGTTGGAGCAAGAATATATCGGTAAAAATAGAACGATGGCCGAGATTGCACGACAATTCGGGATTACGCCGATGAGTATTCACCAATGGCTCGTCAAGCATAACATTCCAACAAGAAGCCGTGGACGACGGGCGTGAAAGCCTTATAACCCTACACGGTTAGGGTGTTACATGATTGTTGAGCAAGTCGGACGCAACGATGTTTTGGTCCGCTACCGTGATATTCACGACAAACGCCAACAAACGGTAATCAAAGACAAACTTCCTTACCTTTACCTTCGGGACGAGGATGCACAATTCGTTCACGAAAAAAAGGAGGGGGGCTACACTGGTGTTTTCGGTGAGTCTTTGACGAAGGTCATCTGCTACACGACGGATGGTATTCGTAATCTTGCTAAGACCGGTCAATCATGGGAGGGGAACATTCCGTTCACGAATCAAGTGCTGACGGCCCGTGTGAAGGCTGGCGACAAACCCTTTCCTTCCTACAAACATCGCGTTTGGTATCTTGACGGCGAATGGAAAACGGATAGCGGCCAAATCACGATGCTCACGGTCTATGATAATTTTACCGAGAATCTATATTCTTGGGCGGTTCTGCCTCATGGTGTATCAAAGGGCAAATACACCGCTTTGCTTGACGCAAACGGCAACCGATACGAATACGATACGCCTGTTCTTGTCTTTGACACAGAAGCCGAATTGCTTACTCACTTCACGGCGTTCATGCGAAAACAAGACCCCGACATCATCACGGGATGGTATGTTGCTGGTGCTGACTTGAAGCAAATTATTGAACGATGCAACAAGGTCGGTGTTCGTGCCTCCAACATGTCGCCACTCAACCGCATCCGCTACGACTTCGGTGATTGGGCGCAACCCATCGTCGGACGGAATGTCATTGACTTGCGCCTCGCTTTCCCTAAGTTGTGGGAGTTGAAGAATGGCAAGTTGCCAAACTACAAACTGGGTGATGTTGCTTCGGAATGTTTAGGGGAAAAGAAAACCGAATTGTCCGACGGACACGACACCTACTACAGCGACCCGATTCTTTACCTTGAATACAACCGACAGGATGTGCGCTTGCTTCCTCGTTTGAACAGACTCGTCAACGCTTTGGAGTATTTTATTGCGGTCCAACATATCTCTCAGTGTGAAATCCGTAGCACCCCGTTTATCACACAGGTTTTCACTTGTCTTGCTTTGAGTGACCCCGAATTCAAGAAACAAATCCCTTCCAAACCAATGTTTGACAAGGTGAATTATGACGGCGCAATCGTCATGGACGGCGAGAAGGGTATTTACCAAAACATCGGTATTTTTGATGTAAAAGCAATGTATCACAGCAACGCTGACCTCCACAATATCTCATGGGACACGCTTTCTCACGACGGCAGGGACTGCGGTAACGGGACACGATTCTCACAAGAGAAGAAGGGGTTGCTGGTGCGACAAATGGATAACATGACCGTCCTACGCGACCACTACAAAGAAATGATGAGGTATGCGGAAACAGACGAACAAAGGAACCGCTACGACGCTCTGCAATACGCCACAAAGTCCCTCGTTGCATCCATGTATGGCGTTGCTGGTGATGCCAAATACGGGCTGTATCACCCCGAAATCGCCGCCGCAATCACCTTTACCTCAAGACAAACCTTGCTCAAGTTGAAGGGTATTGCTGAGGACTTGGGGCATCCCGTGGTCTACGGACACACTGACTCGGTGATGTGCAGGGTTCGGACTCCCGGTGTAGGAAAGTTGTCGCTTGAGGAAATAAACGACCGTATGCACCCCATCATTGTTCAATTTGAGAAATGGTCATCATCGTTCATCCTCATGGAGAAGAATCGCTACGCTGGTCTTGTCTGTTGGACGGACGGGAAAAGCCATCAGCCCAAGCGGTATGTGAAGGGTATTGAGTTGAAACAAAACCGGATGCCTCCCGTGATGAAGGACGCTATGGGTAAAGTAATTGACGGCATCCTCGGCGGTTATCACGAAGAACAAGTCACATCCCCGTTGGTTAAACTGATTGATGAAATAATTGCAGGAAAGACAAACGACATGGATTTGTGTATGAAGGGTAAGTTGGCTAAGAATCTCAACGAATACCGAAGTGTTAGTGGTTCTGCTGCTGGCGCACAGTGGGCCAACAGGACACTTGGAAAGGGTTATCGTGCCAACGATTATTTCCTTGTGGCTATTGACCCCAAGGGACAATACCTCGCCTTTGACGACCCGTCGGAGATTGAGGGTATTGCTGAAATCGGTTATCGCACAATGGTTGAAAGATTTATTGTCAAGAAGGTTTTACCGTATTATGAAGTTGCGAAGTGGGATATTACTCCCCTGTATCGCGCTGTTGAAGGCAAATCACAGGTGGCTTGGTTATGAGATTGTTTGAAGGCGATTGTTTGAGTGTATTGAAAGGACTTCCCGACGACTCGGTGGATAGCATCGTCACCGACCCACCATACGGGCTTTCGTTCATGTCAGCAAAATGGGACTACGATGTTCCCTCGGTGGAGATATGGCGTGAATGCCTCCGTGTGTTGAAGCCCGGTGGACACTTGCTCGCCTTCGCTGGTTCACGCACCTATCACCGGCTCGTCGTCAATGTTGAGGATGCTGGCTTTGAGATTCGTGACCAAATCATGTGGGTCTATGGTTCGGGCTTCCCGAAGTCGCACAACATAGGCCACAAGGCCGAGGAATGGGATGGTTGGGGTTCAGCCCTCAAACCCGCCCATGAGCCTATCGTGGTCGCCCGTAAGCCCCTTATCGGCACTATCGTTGAGAATGTGCTTGAACATGGAACAGGTGGCTTGAACATTGATGGTTGTAGGGTAAAAATGACGGAAGATGACAAACAAAAAAGTGTTAACAATTGGAAACCCAAAGGATATGAATTGAAGGAAAGTGTCTATGAGTTTGGCACAAAAATTGTTAAAACAGAACAACCAAAAGGTCGCTTCCCCGCTAATTTTATTCACGATGGCTCGGATGAAGTCGTAAGTCTGTTTCCCGAATCCACAGGTGGGCACGCTCCTAAAAAATCAAAAGCAAATCCGTTTGGTGGTGTAAATGAAACAGAAAGGGAAGAGATACATTATGCGACAGGTTCAGCCGCCCGATTCTTCTATTGTGCCAAGGCGAGCAAGTCCGAGCGCAACGCTGGACTTGAAGCGTTTGAGGACAAGAAGTCCCAACACAACGCAGGTGGTATTGGGAGAAAAGTAAGTGTGGAAAAGAGGCTTGAGCAGGGCAAGGAGAACGCCCCGATGATGAAGAATATTCACCCTACCGTCAAGCCTGTGGACTTGATGAAATACCTTTGCCGCTTGGTCACGCCACCGGAAGGTCTTGTTCTTGACCCGTTCATGGGAAGCGGGACTACGGGCATAGCAGCAAAGGTTGAAGGTTTTGATTTTATCGGAATAGAAATGGATGGGGAATACCTTGAGATTGCTAAGTCCCGAATCGGACATTGGGTTGAGGAAGCCGAGGTGACCTACAAGACCCTACACGACTGGCTTTAGTCAAGTTTATATTGTGTGCAGGTATGGAAGGAGTTGAAGGGCCATGAACGGTGTGCGACCACAGAAGAAATTGAGCCAAAACCAACTCACTCAATCGCTGGTTGAGTTGTCGTCCCGTGTTCATGCTCTGTCAATGGCTACTGCCAACGACATGCAACGCACCAACATCCTTCTCTTCACTTTGTTGAAGGAGTTGGGTAAGGTTGATGAGGTCAAATGCGAGTCATGTGATGTTATCAATCTCCGACCAATCATGGAAGGTATTGAGGTAAATCCAATGTGTGTTGAATGTGGCGCACGAATTGACCCACTACCCGAAGAAGCGTTCAAGGGTGAGATGTTGGACGACTCCGAGGAATAAGGAACCATTAAATATCAACCGACAGGTGCAAAAGATATAGGCGATTAACATGGCTCGTAACAATACAATCAGCGCATCATTTCAAATGGCGAGTGGCGACGGCGCAAACGCTTTCTCCGAATCAAGTGGAGCCAAGTCATTCACGAGCGGGGACGCTACGCTCATCCAAGGGAATGTATCTCATTCGTCACCCGTTCAGTATGTCATGGCATCCTTCGGTGTTGCACAGGCTGACGGTATCTATTTTGAAAACCGTGATGGAACCAATTTTATCACCCTCACCCTTCAAGAAGCGGCTTCGGGTTCGGATTTGTGCGCCCTCAAAATCGCACCAAACAGCGTGTTTTGCATCCGCTTTGACGCAGACCAAACCGCCATTTCGCACATTTCCGTTCAAGCCGATACCGCCGCTTGCGACTTCGTGCTTTGTGTTGCTGAATGAGGTTGATTCTTATGCCCCGTCAAAACCTTGAACGCCTCCAAGCCATGTGCAAAGAGGCTGGTAAAATTATCCCTAAAGAATGGCCGGAAGGACTCATTGGAGTCGGGCCGGATATGCGAGCCTTTGTGCGTTCACAAGAGGAAGCACCTAAGCCAGCCCCCAAGCCCAAGGCCAAGAAACCGGCCAAAAAGGACGAATAGAAAGCCTTATAAGCCTTCAAACCTATGGTAAAACATGGGCGAGACTAAGAGGACTTCAACATACGACCCGACTAAGGTCACGGAAGATTTAGTGCTACGCGTCAGCAAGTCATCCTACAACAACTACGCCATGTGTCCCCGCCAATACTGGTGGAACAAGATTGCTTTGCCGGACATGGATATACCTTCCAGCGAGGCCGCTATCCGTGGGACGGCGATTCACCAAGTCATGGAGGATGGTCTGCGTGAGTTGTCAATGGATAAGACCTGCGATATATCGCGATTGGTTCACATGGACGCTACTTTCAACCGACACGCTATCGCTCAAGGCGTTCAGTCCGAGGCTGGCGTGGATGCCATGCGTGAAATCCTTGAAGCGATTGCCGACGAATGGGGCTACATTGAGATTGTTGAATTAGAGGACAAGCATGTTCACCCTTATACAATCAGTGTTTTGACCGACGACGGCGAAATCAACTATCCCGTTGAGTTGGTTGGTATGATTGACGGTGTGTTCCGACACCCTGATGGTCACATCGTTGTCGTTGAGTTGAAAACCGGTAATGCCAACTCATCCAAGTTGTCAAGGACTCGTGGCGAGTTGTGTTTTTACCGTAAATTGCTTATGCTCAAGGGCTACGATGAGCCGACTCACTTCTTGACAATTTTCCCCGATGCCGACAACCCCGACTTCCTTATGTCGTTGATGGGTAAGCGCAACACTCAAGTCTATATGGGCGATTCACAAGGATTGGGTGTGTATGAGGTTATAAACAGCCGGAGCATCACCGCCATGGAGAAAAAGTTAAGCAACGCTGTTCACGGTATAATGACTCAAGAGTGGCCTATCAAGTGGAATGATTACTTTTGCACTCAATGGTGCGAATTTCATTTGTCATGCAACGAGGAATTGTTAGGGATTGGTGAAACGATATGAAGGAATGTGAGAAGTGTAATAGCAAAAATATGCAAGTTGAAGTTATGTGGTTCGTAGCAGGTCAACAGGGTAAGCCCCCAAAGCAACTGGATGTAGCCGAGTGTAAGGATTGTGGACACCGATGGGAAGTGAAGTGAAGGCTGTTATCCTTGAAGGCGACTGTGTAGCATCAATGCGCGAAATCCCTGCGCTGAGTGTTGATTGTGTCGTCACTTCGCCGCCGTATTATGGTCTTAGGGATTATGGTTCCGATGGACAAATTGGACTTGAGAAATCGCCCGAAGAATATGTCAAGAGAATGGTTGAGGTTTTCCGAGAAGTGCGAAGAATCCTCAAAGATACCGGAACGGTTTGGCTCAACCTCGGTGATTCCTATGCGGGAAGTGGGAAGGGCGGTCAATCGTCGTCCAAGCGAAGCAAGAATTGGAGTCCTTCTTATGCTCATCACGGAAAAGTTTCAGACGGTTTCAAACCCAAAGACCTAATCGGCATCCCGTGGCGTGTCGCTCTCGCACTTCAAGCCGATGGCTGGTGGTTGCGTCAAGAAGTCATTTGGGACAAACCAAACGCCATGCCCGAACCTGTTAAGGACAGGTGTGTTCGCTCGCATGAGCATATCTTTCTTCTCAGCAAATCTTCTCGCTATTTTTTTGACTACGAAGCGGTGAAGGAAAGCACATCGGACGGAAAGGGTAAAAGGAACAGGCGTTCTGTTTGGCGCGTGAATACGAAGCCTTTGAAACAAGCACACTTCGCCGTATTCCCCATTGAATTGATTGAGCCTTGCATCCTTGCAGGGACAAGCGAGCATGGGAATTGCGCCGATTGTGGCGCACCGTGGGAACGATTGTTGAGCAAAGAGCAGGGAGAAAGAAACCAACAGACAAGACCAAAGGATTCTGTTCTTGATTCAAAGGGAACCCCAACCGATAGGAACGGAAGTCGGAACGCAGGGTTGTATTTCAAAAATTATCCCACAACAACCGTTGGTTGGGAACCCACCTGTGAGTGCAATGCCGAGGTTGTTCCTGCTACGGTGTTTGACCCATTCGGCGGTTCGGGAACAACGGCAATCGCTGCTATTCAAGCAGGAAGGAATGCGATTCTTTGCGAGTTGAACCCAAAATACATTTCTATCGCGCAAAATAGAATTGCTCAAGAAGCACTTTCGGAGGTGGCTGGAAATGAAGCACAATGGCTCTAATTCAAGCCTAATCGCTTTTCCCCGTGAGATGGGACTCAAGCGTTCTTTGTGCAAGAGCCGACAACAACTCCGAACATACATCGGAAAACTTAACGGCAAAAGTAATCTTTACACCTCCCTTTACTCGTTCCAAGATGTGGAGCGCACAAAGCCGTGGAAAGTTGATACGACGACGGCAATAATTGACCGTGCATGGTGGGACTTTGACGCTGGTGAACGAGGAAACATTGAACAGGTCAAGAGTGATGTTCGTGAATTACTCACCCGTCTTGATGGAGATTGCAGAGTTGTTGCCACGGGTCGCGGATTTCATGTTCATCAGTTATTTTCACGACCTGTTGTGGGAAGAGATTTTAATTCTCATTTACAGCGATACCAAAGAAGAATGAGCGAAGGACTTGCTACATTGGACGGTTTTGCTTTTCCTGCAAAACTAACCCGCTTGCCGAACACATACAATGTGACACGCAAACGATGGGCTGTCGTCATCCCACCAAACGCTCTTTTCCTTGATGACTTCAAAATCCCGTCCCGTCCCGTGACAGACTACAAAGAACACTGTCCGTTCTTCGGGCGACCAAACGAAAGCACCTTTGACATCGTTATGTGGGTCAACAACAATCCACCCCCGAAGGTTGAGATGCAACCATTCACGGGTGATGTAGGTTCGGCTGGTGATGTTCCCCTCATGCCCTGTTTGGAGAAGGCCATCAACGCGCCGAGTCCAACGCATGAAGTCCGTGTGGCTCTCGTTCAACACATGAGTCAAGAGTTGCGTTGGTTTGCAGACCCGACGAGCCTAAGCCAAGAGCAACGAAATGAGATTGAGGAAACAATCTTTTCTTACCTTAAAAGTCTTAATTGGGACAATTGGAATGAATACCGTAGCCGACAGGGAATACGAACAAACATCGGTTACGCCAACGCTCCGTCTTGTCGCTGGTTCAATTTGCGTGGTATGTGTGCTGGCAAATGTTGGCGTTATGATGGCACGATAGATTGATAAAACGAAGGTATGATTCATCACCATGCTTCTCATAGACCACCGTGAAAACCCAAAATTGATTCACAAATTGCTCGTCAAGTTGGGGGATGCAGATAAGGACGAAAGAGGACACGCCCGAACCTTACAGATGAAGAGTGGAGATTATGTGCTTGGCGATTGGGGAATAGAGGCAAAAGAAATCAACGACCTTTATCGCTCCATCCTCGGCATCGGACGCTCACGAACAATCGTCGCCCAACTCACTGACCTATGCGAATCGTTTGAGAAACCGTTCCTCGTGGTCTATAACACAGAGTTGAAGCCTTGGTTCCACGGAAGGAGACCGACTGCAAGGGAGATTTCGGAGGAGCGACGAAAGATGGCTGCGGTCATCCAATCGTTCAAGTTGACGATGCACCAGCGATTCCCCAAGTTGCACTTCCTACAACTCACCACGATGGACGATTTCGTGGAATGGCTTTACATGAATCATCGTCAAAGTCTTATCGCAAAAGTAAAACCACCGAAGGCACACAAGCCGGAACAGGTTGTTCTTGAAGAGACTGATGATAGGATAAAAGCATTGATGGGGTGCGGAATCTCACGAGAACAGTCCGTTGCTCTGCTTGAACACTATGGCTCAATTGGCGTTCTCTTGCAGAAGAAAACCCGACAAAAAGAAATGACAAAGGTAAGCGGTATCACCCACAAACAGGCCAAGCGGGTATTGTCTTTACGCAAAAACTTCACCGATAAGGCGTGAAGCCCAAAGACGAGTTGCCGAATCCTTTGAGGCTAAACCTTTGGAAGTTGACCGATATATTGTGAACCACGAGCGAAGAGAAGTTTGCGTCGTCGTCGCCTGTTGCTGGTGTTCTTTTCATCGTAATTTTAATTGTATTCCCAACGGTTGATGCACCATTTAGGCTCGCAGTCAGCATTGGGAACGATTGTTTTTCTTTGTTGCCACTTAGGGTCATGGTCCGTGTGTTGCTGGCCCCTGTTTCCACGCACGACGCTTCAATAGTCAAAACTGCCTTTGTTGTGCCATCCCCACCGAGCGAGTAAAATCCTCCTACAGTGAGGATTTCGTCGGACACATCGTCGGGGACTTTGACGCTCATAGTGTGGGTCTGTGTGAACCTGTTTGCTGATTCGGGATTTACAACACCCGTGAAAACCATTCCTTCATCGGAAGTCAATGTTGTGGCAGATGCCGGTTGCATGTTGTTTCCGAGGCCGTCAACGGCTCGTTGTGTGTTCATCGGGGGTGGACTACGCTTCTGCCCAAGAATGCCAAAAGAAGAGTCGGAGACCCCATTTTCAAGGAAGTCCATACGACCCTTCGTGTTGCCATAAAGTGCGGAAGTGATTTGATTGCTGGTTAGATTCTTCAAGAACGCATCTTGGATGTCTTGACCCTTACCACCTTCAAGGATTTGCTGTGTGTCAACTTGTGATGTTCCAATTGGTCCGATAGGTTGCCCAACAGGAGGTCTGTTGCGGCGAGGTTTTTCACGAGAAGTGCCCCCTCCAACTTGACCACTTGAAGATTGTTGCCCACGACCACGGGAGACAGACGGGAACAGGTATGCTCCCAAGCCACCTTTGTCCTTGGTTTGGTCACGCTCAAGCATTAGAGATACATTTTCCACATTGCGACCGTCAACTCGCCATTGGATGTCGGTGATGACCATAGGTTCAGCCGTAAGGCCAAGTCCGCTATCAGTGAAGGTCACCGTAGTCGCCGGTCGCCATCTCACATCTTCCACGATATGCAACCGTGGGCAATACCAAGAATTTCTCGCCCCCATCAATCCCGACATTTTGTCGTATTTTCTTGGTCCGATTGGGAAGATTGAATCGGCGTTGGTTGCCGCCCATGCACTTGGACCCATTTCTGTTATGTTGTGAGCGTTGTGTAGGATTCCCGAAGCCGTTGGGTCACCACATCGGTGATAGAGTAGTGATTTGAGGTAGTCCACATTTACCGATAAAGTAATTTTCGCACCCGAAGGTTTGTCGGCCCAATAGGTTGAGGGTATGTCAATCTCATAAAATCCGTTTCTCTTGACATTGACAGTAGCGAACGACGATACACTACCGGCAAGTGTTGGGGAATATGTGCTTGGACCACCCGTGTGATTGGTGAAAGGCGATAATGTGGTGGAAAAAGTTGGGTCTGTCAAACCAATCGTAAATTCAGCGTTTTCAATGTCCGTGCCGGACTGACCATCCTTTAGGGCAACCCAAACTCGCAACTCGTTATTTGATGTATCACCGTTGGCAGGACAACCGCTTGGAATATGCACCACTTGAACAGCGTGACTTACGCTGTGTGCGCCCCACCACCAAAAGTGTTTATCGTAGGTGTTAGCCGCATCTGCGGCTGTGTTCGCTATCGCTGTGTAGCCCTTGCCAAACCTATCACGGTAAAACCTGTCGCTTCCGTTCTGTCGTCCAAGGTTGCCGTCTAAGGCGTTGCACATGCCACTCGCCAGCGTTCCCTGTTGTCCTGCCCAATCCCAATTTTTTGCGGCAGAAACGGGTGCGTAAGCGGGACCGAGAACGGCTTGAGCCGTGATACCTCGCTCGGCGTGTCGTGTCGGGTCTGCGATATATCCGTGTCGCCCTTTGTCTAACATTTTGTCGTCGTGGGTCAAATCTCTCATCACCTCTCCCTTGACCTTGATGGCTTTGGTTTTAGCCTTGAAGTATTCTTCTTTTGCCACGGCCTGTGCTTCTTCGTCAAAGGTGATTTCGGGAACCTCAACAATTTTCCAACGATATGTTTGGTTGAGGGTCGGGGCAGGGAAATCAGCAAATGATGAACCGTTGTTGTAATACACACGGACATTGGTGATTTGTCCCGACATCTGTGCATTCATTGAAGAGACGGTGAGGATGTCGCGATTCACGGCTTCACCAAGATTGTAGGTTGGGCGAATCTCCAACTTGTTATCGCGCCCCATTTGATATGTGATTGGCAACCGAATACTGTTTTCATATCCGAATCCAGTAGCCTCCACCGACTCTCGTAGGATAGAAAACAGAGATTTGCCTCCCCGTGCGTCATATGCAGCACCGAAGGAGTCAAAGTTGGCATCTGTGCCGTCAGTGGTTTGATTGTTCGTCATTGGGATTGACCCATGGTCAAACCAGCACGAGATAGAGGATTGAGCAAGCCAAGTCTTTGAAAGATTCAGCGACCACAGGAAGCGAGCCTTGTCGCTCAACCAATATGTTCCAAGGTTGGGTGATACTACATGACCATCAACCCTCATCAAGAATCGCAGTGCGTATCGGGGACTTACACTTCCGACAATAATAACTTCGTCAAACGCACCCGTGGTTCCTGTTGAACCTGCGGCGTTGAGAGCGAGGTCGGCTGTGCTTCCGTTGCTCTTGAGAACATCGTCCATCAACACGCCTTCAAGGTATGCTTCTGCGTTTTCTGCACTTCGGTTGGTTCCAGCGTCGGATTCAAGGTAAATACCGTAAAGTTGTTGTGGTATGCTGATGCTGTCGCTGATTGCGACATCCTGTCGTGTGCTTCCAGTCTCGGCAAAAATCGTTGAGGTGTCAATTGTTATAGCCGTAGCAGTCACGGCTGTGATTTGAGCAACCCATTTTGCCGTCACATTTCGCACCCTCATACCGACCTCAACACCATCGTTCACGAAGTCGCCGCCGCTACATGTGATGGTAAATGGACTTGCCGTAGATGCCGTGGCCGAAGTTGCGCTCTCAACAACGGACGCATCTAACTTTCCATCATAAACATACCAAAAAATTTCAAATGATGGGTTCTGTGAATTGACCCCACGACTTGCTTTGATTTTACCAAAACCGTTTTCGGGGAAGGAAGAAATCAACGACGAAGATGGTTTGGTTTCAATCACGGTATCGCCAGCATTGATGCTCCGGTTCAACTCACCGGATGCACCAATCCACTTTCGGAAGTTTTCGTGGAAGCCATATGGTGCTGCGTTGTTGTCGTTGGTGCTGGTTGACTCTAACCAGTAGTTATCCATCAGCACAGGGAATCCGTGAAACTCCGTTTCGTAGTCGCCAACATTCCGTGTTCCTCCACTTCGCTGTCCGTAGGTTCCTCCGTTGATAAAAGTATTGAGGTTAAAGAATTTAGAACAATCATAAACCAAAAACGACCCTCCCTTGTTCTCCCAATCACGCAGCACCGATTCTCGGTGTCCTACCTCTGCTTTGCGGACAAATGGTCCTGTGGCAGTGTAGGTTTCATTTGTTGTAAAAGTAGTTGTTGAGCAAGTGATTTCTTTTAGGCTCGTTCCGGTGATTCCCGAAATCGTGTGGATGCCGTCGTAGTTGTCCGAGTTGAAGATAATCACCTTATCCCCAACTGCCAAATCGGAAACGCCGCTATCGGAAGCCAATAACTTGAATTTGATTCCTCCACTTGCGTTGTTGATGGCGTTTCCCGAATATCCGTTAGTGAGTTGTAGTGTGTTGCCTGTTCCGAGTGGTGTTGACCAAGGAGCGTTAGTTGTTGGGTCCACTGACGAATCCAATTCCCACAAATCTAAGTCATCTCCAACTTTCAAGTCGGTGAATGCGTCATACGAGCCATCTTCTTTGAATTGGTCTGTAAAAGAAATAGATACTTCGTAGTTTTCTTTGACTGGTTTCATTAGCCCAAAAGTTTTCTTACGATACCCGCCGTCAGCATCCGCATCTGCGTCGTTTCGCATATCCGCCCAATGCAACCATACATGCTTGTAGTCGTTGCTCGTGGAAAGCGTATAAACCGACTCTCCTGCCTCGTGGTCAATAGATAGACCCTTGACCCCTACAAGGTAGTAGTTGCCGTCGTCAGCAGGGCTTATGTGGCCGTTGTAAGTAAAGGTGTCAATGAACCCATCGGAATTGATGACTTGACCCACCCCATGAGTCTCGGACGAATCAATGAAAGAGGACGAAACTTGAATGACATCGGAGTTTGCTGTGAATGCCGCTTGTGCTGTTCCAGCATCCACAAAAGAGAAGCCATAGACCCCAAAGTGTTTTTTGAACCAAGCCGACTTGGGTAAATCTCGCATCCAAACGGCATGTTGGTCACGATACAACAGTTGAGAATTGTCATCGGTTGAAACAAAACCTTCTTCAAAGGTGTAGTCCACCGAGCGACCCGTGATGACAGGTGCGCTACCACTCGTCTTATCAGTTTTGACATAAAACTTTCCGCCATCGGTAATCGTAGCCATGACAGTGTAAAATCCGGCAGGTGGGTCTGTCCCACTGTTGCCGTTTTCCGATACAGTAATGATGTCACCAACCTTGAGCAAGGTTCCGTCGCTCTTGGCTGGATGAACGCTAAATTGTAAAATATTGAAGCCGGACTCAGCACCAGTGGATGGGAAGGTGCTTCTGTCGCCCTCAAGGACACCCGAACCACCCGTAGCGTTTGGGACATAAGCGATTGCAGAAGAGGCGTATTCCAAACCCTGCGTCCCCGAAAGACCAAACGGTGATGAGTCAATAGATGTAATTGTTTTACCGTTGGCGTTGTGGTTGACCGTTCCGTAAATGTCAGGTGTGTCGCTGGTTGTGTAGCCTGTTGAACCGTGGGCGAGAATAACTTGGGTCAATCCACCCGATGTTTTGTTGATACCCTTAATTTTGTAGCCCAACCATTCGTTCTCAACACTGTTCGGACCTGCTGAATCCTCGTTGTTATACATTTGAATTGGGTGAGCCGTGTTGAGTTGTGTTCGTTGGTTGGTCAATTCTTTATAAGAAGTAGCCGATTCATACCCAATAGTGTTTTGTGACTCTCTAAGACGGGCCGCACCCATAAACATTGATTCGGACAACAAATCAACTTCACCTTGTCGTGAAAGCACTTGGTCGTTTTCTCCGAGACCTATTTGACCAATCTCCCAAGTGGATATTTGTCGGTCAAGCAAGGAAAGAGAATCGCGAGCGGTGATTTGAATTTGTCGTGTCCTTTCACTTGCCGATTGTGCGACATTCACTGTTTCAACAATTCCCGACCATAGGGGACGGTCAATGTTACCGTTAAACATGAGCAAACGCCAATCGGTTATGTCGTCGTTAGTGAACCAAGGTGTAAGGTTCTGTTCGGTATCGTCGTCAAAAATCGTAATGCTTGCTTGACTCACGCCGTTCACGGGCATAGTGCAAGTCCACGAGTTGACAGGAGCAGGAAGTAGGGTTCCATCGGGCATGTCAGTGAGGGGGCGATAAAGAGCCACACGGTCAATGAGCGTGGCGACCACCATACGGTCATAGGTTGCAGAAACACCCTTCACGAACAACTCCCAACCCGTCATTTCGGATGGAAGGAAAGCCGCAGAAGTCTGTGTGTTGTTAGCCATGGTATATCCCGAAGAGTAAGAGCCAGCCGTGGGGTTGGTTGCCGTCACTTCTGTCCCGTCGTGATACACCTTGAATTTGTTATTAGTATAATCTAATTTGAAGTCCAAGTCAAACCAAACATCATCGGTTTCGTTTCCAACCTTGATTCCGGCAAGATACAATGCGTGATATTGACTGATGGCCGCACTCAATCCTGTCCCGTCGTGTGGTTTGATTGTCCAATCAATCGCAGATACCCCACCGCCACTGCCCGTTGTTCCCCAAGATGTATTTACCGGAAAACCAATTTTAAGGGTGTATTGAGCCTGTCCTTCCGATGGAGCGTTTTCATTGACTACACCTACCGCATAACCCATCATGGCTTGAACGCTCATACGGATTGTGAAGTAGTCCCCATCAGCCTTACTGTTAAGATTGGATGACGAAGCAATCACAGGTCGGAATTGACCGCTTGGTGTTTGATTGTCTAACTGGTTGGCTGTGTCGTCTTTCATGTAAGTGGTGACAGCCAAAAAAGGCTTTTTGGAGGGGGACTTTATCGGGATAAAAATAACTTCGGGGTTGTTTTCGTGTGTGGTGGCGTTTCCTGTCGTGCCGTCATAAGCACCCATTTGAATTCGCTCGCCCATCCACACACCCGTTAAATGACCATGTTGCATAAAGTCGGGTGCGACTCCCAAACTTTGCCCCGCTTGTCCCTTGAACCAATTGCGACCACTCCATTCGTAGCGAGTCTGCCGACCGTTTGTGGGGTCGGTGTCACCTGTAGGGATGTAGTATTGAATAGAAGAGTCGGAAGAACCACTGATAAGCATGTAAGCATCTGCGGTTGAAGCAACTCCTGTTTTAGCAAAGCGGATTCTGTTTGCGTTGACATTCGTGTTTGGGTATTGAATCTGTGAACGACCAGCCCAATAACTTCCTTTGCCCAAACGAATTTTATCAAAGGTTGCCCAACGAGCAACACCGTCATTACTCAAAGAAAAATTAGCATCGGTTGAAAATCTGCTTGCCGCAGAAGCCGTTGAATCACGGTCGTTGACGGCCCAACGATACCGAGGATTCAAAGGTGCTTCGCCATTAAGAGTATTTCCGTGGTGTGTTTCGGTTGAATTGTATGCCCCATCTGTGGAAGGAGCGTTAGCGTCGTCTGCAATCACGCGAGAGCCAAGCCAATCCTCGTAGTAGCCAGCGAGCCAAAATCCATATTTGCTTGTGCCTGTTCTCGTCATTTCTTTCACTTCTCACTACGACGATTGGATGTTAAGTCCCAAACCGTTTAACTGTTCTACAACTTGTTTTGTGATTTCATTTGCTGCTTGACCCGTGGTCATACCGTTGAAATTGTTAGTCATAATCACTTCTGTGGTGTTTATGAGGGTTTCAACGCCCTTGTTGACGACTTGCTTCACCATGTCGCCCGTGATATTGCCTTTACTCATACCGAAGAACATTTCTTCACGAGCGTTGCTAAACTCAAAGGCTGCTTCCTTGGCGGCTTCAATTGGACCGATAAAGTTTTCCTCTATGTCGTTTCCAAAGTCGCCAAAAGGATTATCAAAACTTTCTTCTTCTGCCATAGCAAGCAATCTGTTGTTGAATTCGTCAATAGTCGTGCTTGCTTTTGCTGCCTCTAAGATAGCACCGTGCATGTTTTCGGGTATTTTCTCCAACGCATCATTGTAGGCTGAAAGTGCGGCTTCTTCATCTCTGTCATAAAACGCCAATGGCGCACCGGCAAGCAAATTCACACCAAAGAAATCTTCTGCTGTTTTTCCAACCACTCCGGTTGGGAATTTACCAAACAAGAGAGGTGACCTTTTTTCAGCATCTTGATACTCTTTTTCAGCATCCTGTAATGCTTTTACATTACCGAAAAATGCGTTTGCAGCCGAAGAATCATCCAACAGAGCAGAAGATTGCCGTTCGGCAGCAATGTCTTGTTGGATGGAAAGTTGTTCTTCAAGCAGAGTCAATTCTTGGTTGAGTTGGTCAATGATAATCGGATTGGTGCTGTTTTTTAGACTGTCTTTAATTTCTTTAATTTGATTTTCAGTGTCATTGACCTCTTGAACAATGTCAAGAATACTTTTATCGGTAAGGCTATTAGCAATATCGGAATACATTTCTTTGTTGAATGATACTGTTTTGTTAAGATTGTCAAATCCAGCCGCTAAATCATCGGTATCATCTTTTGCATCTCTCGTGGCACGCGATAGAGCCATAAAAGCGACACCAATCAAAAGCACTCCGCCAAGTGCCATAGCAACTTTTCCAGCAGAAATCGCAACACCTTTTAGGGCAATAGAAGTTTTTTGGGCTTGGACCTCAGTTTTTGCCATGCTACCGACTAAGGCCATAGATGCACTTGTAGCAGTGAACATTTGAAAGGTCATGGGGACCATTGAAAGCGTCATTAGCATCATGGAAGCCCTTGCTGCATCCTCATTTTCCGAAAACATTGACATCATCATGCTTGCTCCACCAAGCGCACCGGAGACTTTCATAAATGCCATTTGAGTTGCCATTGCCGCATCCACTGTCAATTTGCTTTGTTCTTCAACACCGTTCATAGCCTGTTGGAAAATTTTCAAAGAAGGTATCAACTTTCTAAGAGCCGCTTCGTCAAGACCATACGCCACAGCCAATTCTCGTGCGGCTTTCTCGGCTTGTTCCATAATTAGGTTGTTTTGGACCTCTGCGGAAGATTTTTGTCTTGTAATACCAATCAATTCAATGTGAGCGTTGCGTAGGATTTTTGCGGCTTCTGTTTCGCCTCCAATCGCTTGTGCGTTCATCAAAGAGAAAACAGCACGCTCCCCTTCTTGTGAAAGTTGTTGATTGACTAATTTCAATTGTGCCTTTTTGTTTTCCATCTGTGTTTTTTCTATTTGCGTAAAAGGTATGTTAAGCGCACCTCTTCTTTGCTCAATGTTTAAAATTTGCTGCTCCAATACAGACCGTATTTGTAGGTTTTCAAGGTTAGATTCATTTAGTATTTTTTCGGCCTTAGCGTGAATAAAGTGTGTGCTTTTGTAATTCATCAAACGCTGTGCCGTCATTCCTTCTCTTTCAGCCAACTTACCTGCCGCAGCGATGTAAGCCTGTTCTCGTGTTATCAATTGTAAATTGTTTTGTGTAATGGTTTTTTTTCTCAATAAAATTTGAAGGTGTCTGTCCTCGGCAAGAACGGAATCCTGTTCCTTTCTGTTTAACACTCCTTGAATTTCCAGTTGATTCTTTTTGTTTTGTAATGTAGCGATTCCCCTTTCCAACGATTGTCGTTGAGTAATTAGGGCTTGTTGATTGTTTGTCACTTCGCCTTGTGATAGTTGCATTGCACGCTGTCGTGCGTCCGTAGCAGTTTTATCCATCCGTAGTTGAGATACGGCTAACATTGCCCTTCTGTTCTCTATTGCAGCCGTCGCTTGTATTGAGCCTAAGTTGGCACGAACCATTTCACCCTGTCGCCCATAAGCACTTGCGTTGACAAGCGATTGTCCTCCGATAGCACGCTGAATTTGCAGTTGTGTTTGGAGGGAAACCGTGAGGCTCATCATGTTAAGATTGGCTTCAATCATAGGAGCAAAAATCTGTCCCATCTGTTGTGCATTAACAACAACACCCGAAAGCATCCTTATGAAAGAGCCATCTAACCCTCCCTCTTGCCCCATAGCAGCAAACTCTTCGTTTAACGATGCCTGTGCGTTTGTGGCACGAATTACGGCTGGTGTGAACATATCACCAACCAACGCTTTTGCATCAGTTAGTCGTGATTGTGCTTGTTGTAAAAGGAAAGCGTTGTCCTCAAATCGCTTATTCAATTCGTTTTGTGCTGTGTCTAACTCTTGAACAGCCATTGTTTGAAGTTGAACAGAGCGATTATACCCTTCTATCAACTTGATAGCACGAACATAGTGGTCGTTTCCAGCAATTGCCTGTGCAATTTCCATTTTGGCTGATGCTTGTTGCTCAACAGCCAGTTTTGATACTGCTGACGAAACATCACCTATAATTTCTTGCATTGACCGAAGTTGGTCGTTGGAATCCTTTGTAGCGATTCCGTATTTTTCTAAGATTTTGGTGTTGTTTCCTGTGTCAGCACCAAGCCGAGCATACATCATTTTGAGCGCACGACCAGCCTTACCTTGTTCTTCACCGGCTTCAATCAGTGTGGCTGATGCTGCTGCCATAAAAGTAATTTCATCACCAGCCAACCGAGCCGACGAAGCAAACTGGTTCATTACAAAAGTAATTTGAGACATCGTAGCAGAAGAACGATTTTCAACTGTGTTGAGTTGATTCAACAACTTGATGCTGTTCGCCCTAATTATGTTGGCTTTTTCTTCGGCTTCCAACCTGTTGAATTGCTTTTCCGTCAATTCTCCAAACATAAATCCTGTCTGTTGTTGTAGCGAAATCATCTTACGCATTGCTTCTTCCGTTTGCATACCACCAACCATACCAAAGGCGATACCGACTTCGGTTGCGGCGGGAATAGCGGCCCCACCACCAACGACGGAAGAAAGTTGTGCCATCCTTGAACCGGCGGCAAGTGCTTGGTCGGCAGTGAATCCGAATTGTGTTCCGAGATTTTCAATTTGTCCAGCAAGGAGGTCTGCGTCGTCCCCCGATGCAACGAATTTTTCAAACTCAATGCGGGCAAAACCAATCTCTTGTGCAAGGGGAACGGTGCTATCAACAAGCATCCCTATTTGTTCGCCTATTAGCCCAACACCTTCTGTGATACCCGACAAACCGTCAAGCACCAATCCCTGCAAGACGGTGATTTTCGCTTGAGCGTCACCAATCAATCGTGTCGCTTGGAAAGAACCGACGACATCAAAGAAAATACGGGATGCACCAGCCCGAAGAACGAGCATCGTCATTGTGGCAAAAAGAAGCACCACGGGCATTAAGGATAGGAATAACTCTTCTATCAACTTGAACCCTCTCTCAACTATTTGCTACGCTGTATGGGCAAGCCTAAGCCGCCTAACAAGGACACCGTTTCGTTGTCGTTTAATAATTGGCGTTGTTGCCTCCGTTGTTTCAAACGGGATGCCATACTTTTGCCGTCAAACTTTTTCTTAGCGTTGTTTGTTGCTTCGGATATTTTGTCATTCATATCCATAGCCACAAGCAGGTCAATCGTCATGCGCTCTTGACCGCCTTCGCAGTCATACCTATCCCACAAATCCGAGGGTAGCGTCCCTTTGTATGCCATACAAAGCGTTGGTGCTACTCGGAAGAATTGTCCAAAGGGGGCGCACCATCGGGGTCATCTCCCCGAACAAAGCCCAAAATCATCCGCAATTCTTCACTGGTCAGCGAGTCAATATCAAAGTCCTTTGGCTCAATGATTGAGCGAGGAATCCATTCACGCATTTGAGATTCAAGACCTGCTCCCTCTTTTTCCAATGCGTCAGCAAACTGCTTCTGTTGTTCGTCAGTCCATTCGGATGTGTCTAAACCAAAGTGTATGTGTTCGCGAAAAACCTTCGCTTGGATGTTTTCAATCCGTAGTTTGGTCATACCACCTGCCTGTCGGCAGGTGATTTTTGTTCCATCGTCTAATTCAAACTCTTTTGTCAATACAGGCATTTTTTCTTCACTTCTCTTTCCTTTTAGGGGAATACTATACTTATGCTACATCATACCAAACAACTGTTAGGATAATGTCGTTGCTGTCTTTTACACGGGATGTTGAAACACCCATCACCACATCGTCATTTGAAACCAATGCAATAAAAGCCGCTTGCACTTCGGCGGCAGTGCCTCTCAATTCGGTCACTCGGAATTTGGTTTTGTCGGTAAGAATACCGTCAACACCGTTATTGGTCAATTAAACCACCTCAATATGCGCCCGATGCACTGTTCTTCATAACAACATCCATCATCTTGCTGTCGTCGGGGCTGAAAAGAGCAATAAACGGCACAGTCATGGTCTGCGTGTCACGACCCGACACATTGGCATCGGGAGCCTCAAAGCGGATTTTGTAAAAGTTGAAGGTAAGGACATCAGCAGTGGATTCGTCGCCAAACTGAACCTTCAATTCAATTCCGCTACCTTTCAATTCCAGTCCATCTGCGGATGTCAATTCAGCGTATGTTGGTTCGCTCTCAGCGGCGGTGTGAACAATCTTGTTAAACTCAATGCTTCCGCTGATTTCACGGCGTTGGAATGGTGGGAGGCGGGTGTAGGTTGCATCACCAAGACCACAAGCGTTGTCGCCATCACGGTTCATGTTGATGTCAAAGGAAATGGACTTCACGAGGTTGGAAGCGGTAGAATCTCCATTGAAGAAAACCTTTGCGTCAGCGAAGTAAAGAGGGTCAGCGGTGTTAAAGGCTGGACTTGATGCACCAATGTTGGCAAGTGCGCTTTCTGCCTTGCCCATAAAGGAAGCAGAAATCATAGCGTATTCGTTGATGTTTGCGCTCACGGACATGCTATCAACAGCAATGCCCGTGTAGGTGTGTTCCTTTTCTTCACGGCCAACGAGCATCGTAAATGAGCGGTCTGTTCCGGCTTCGGTGAAAGTGTGGGTGTAGGTTGGGCTTGAGCCAGTCACCGTGTCGGTTGGGAAAAGTCCAGTCAAAACCGTTCCCAAAAAGTTGTCAGGGAGCATAGCCATGTTGATGTCGCCTTCGGAAAACTCCTTGCCCGTGTTGGACTTGGCCGTTCCGTATCGGCTCATGTCTGTGCGTTGCATCACTTCGTAGGTGTGCTTGATGGACTCGTCGTCAACTTCTCCGAAAACATATCCCGAAGTTGGGTCTGTTCCGTAAGTGCTTTCTTTGACAATTCCGACATATCGGTTGTTGAATCCGCTCATGGTATCACCTTCTCGGTGTTTAGACTACCAATGGGTTGATATTTAAGCGTTTCATCGGTGTCTCATATTCAAACGACGCATGTAAGTCAATGTTAGCAAGTGTGTGCAAATCGTGACCTCATCATCCATGCGAGACTGCAATTCTAAATCGTATTCAAAAAGACTGTCCGTTGTCCCGTTCAAACCTGTGGTTGTGTATAACTCATCAAAACATTCTCCTACAATGTTCAATCCCAAACGGTAAGCATCCTCGTATGTTGTTCCACGCGTGGTGACATAGATGAGAACATCGTATTCTTGGTCAATGCGTCCACCACCAAGGGCGGCAAAGGTTGGTGAACCAAGCCCACGCAACAGCACATGAATAAACGGCGGTATGCTACGGGACAGCATTTCCGATGAAATGTCATAACCGTATCGGATTGAGCCAGCGTCAAGGTGTGTCTTGAGATGTGCCCTACGACTGTTGCGTAGGTTTTCAACAATGGATAGACCCATGCGAAGAAGGGTGTCGGTAGCCAAGTCGGAGGGGGCTAACTCAAGCGGGGAAAAAGCACCCATGTCTGTTGCATATACCGAAGCCCACTTGATGGCTCCACTGTTGTTTCCCCAAGCAATATTTCGGGATGAGCCGCTTGCGCCAACAACCGATAAATAGACCGTTTGTGCATCGTCGTCCTCAATCATTTCACGCAGATACAGACGAGCGTTGCCCGAAGCATCAAGTGTCAATCGGAGAGCGAGAGGCACAGGATTTTCTTCGGCCATCAACGGGTCAAGGTCAACGCTGGTTACTGTTGTAGCACCAACCAACTTTACTTTTGTCCCAAAAGCCTTTACCTCCACTTTCTTTGTTCCGTTGTCCAAAGACATGAGGATTTCGTCGTTGCTTGGGGTGCTGGTGTATTGAAGCACTGTAAAAAGCGTATAAGCGTCCGTGGTGGGCGAAACATTGTATCGGGCATCCGACACCACCCAAAACTTATCCACTTCGCTTGCACCGCTTCCTGTGGCCGTCCAAGCGTTGTTGTTTTCGCCCGTAGGGGATGTGGGATTTTCACCGTTCAAACGGTGATTCCAAAACTGTTCTGTTGTTGCTATTGCCATAATTAAAACACCAACTGTCTTTCCACTTCTTTCTTAATTATACGATTAAAAAAGTTGGCGGCATGGGAAATGTATTCGGTTCCTTGGATGCCTATGAAATCAGCACTACCACCTTTTCCATACCATGCCGTCGGTCCCTTGGCTCGTCCAATTTGACGACCATGCTCCTTTGCACCGGGGCTTGCTCTGAAAGAAAATTTTCTTGGGCTTATGCCTTCCTCAACCGCTTGACCAATGTTGAATGTGCCGCCGTTGTCGTCGGGACTTGTGTGAACACCGAAGCCGATTTCTCCACCGTGGATTCTTGGTCCACGGCTACCGAACATGGCTTCCAATGTAATGTCATCACCACGGATTTCCGGTTTTCTTTCCGACCCCTTAGTGTAATCCAAGGAGTCAGCAACTTTTTTTGCCTGTGGAGTTTGATATGTCAATGAACGCAAATATCTATCCGTTTCTCTTTTTGTTTGGTCAAAAGCCCTTCCCGAACCCCTGAACATAGCATCTGCGATAACTTTTTCAGCATCGCGCATAGCCATATTAAACTCTCGTGCATCAACACGAATACTGGTTGAACCACCACCGCCTCTTGCAACCTTTGTCATTGGTTCAATATGGAGGCCACGCATCAATCAACACTCCCCAAGTGAGCCAATCGGTGAAGGTTATCAAATCCACGCTCTCTTAGGTAGTTGGCACGCACCGAACCATCGTTGTTGGCGGTTTGAAAAACGGCTTCATCTTCAAGATAGTAGGAAGCAGCAATGTCCGCACAAATTTCACGGAGTATGTGAGCCATTTCGCCCTCTTGGACCTTAACACCGCTTGCGTGGTCAAAAGAGATACCGGTGCATCCTGTTAAGTCGTTGGAGGATTTACCAGTCCATTTAAAGGAATCACCGTTAATGTTGCCATTTCCAGCAGTTGAGAATCCTGTTGCGCTTGTCAATGTAATAGTTGTTGCACCCGCACTTACATTTCCGTCAAGAGTTGTTTCGGCCATGTAATTGCTTGGGACATCTCTTCCGTAGTCACGGAACATTTGGTCAATATCAATACCAGCACGGCGAAGCACGCTAATTAGTCGGTTATTTGCTCGCTGTCTTTGTGCGCTATCAAGAGCAAGACGGGAGCCAACATCGGTTGTTTCTGCGTAGGACATATCACATCACACCCTGCACATCAACACCAAGGGAAGCGAACAGAGCGATAGCGGCATATTTGAGATACTTTGCCATGGTGGACAATTCAAGAACGGCTTGCTCAAGCAAACGGGTTCTTTCTTCCAGCGAATCTATTCGCTCATCGGGTGTCATTCTTCTTCGCCTTCCAACTTGTCAATTGTTTCTTTGACCTTATCAACCACTTCGTCAGCAACATCAAGGACTTCATCAAGTGTGACTTTGCCGTCGGCTTTCATTTCCTTCCACTTTCCAAGCAACCACTTTCCGGCAGCAGCAAGAATTAGTAAATCAACCAAAATAGCAGTTGCTATGAGCAGCATTGTTTCAATTTCCATATTTTCAATCTCCTTTGTAAAGCACTTCTTTTGCGGCGGATAGTGGAATGACGGTAAAATGACGACTTTCGCCTACCCGATAAATCTTGTAGCCATGCGGTGTCTCTTCAATGTTCACATTAGTGTAGCACCTTTCCGGTGGCTGATACACAATTTTTCCTTTTCGCTTACTCATTTTTTTTCACCTTTTTCTTAAAAATACTGTTTGTCACAATTTGTTGCGCCATCACTTTTTCCACATATTCATCAAGCCATTTATCCATGTTTTCACCTCATGCAAATAATCCAAGAGCCTGTAATGCTGCTATAATTGAATCAAGGCTTGTTTGTAATGCTACTTCGTTGGCAGTTGCACCAACCGGATTGAAACCTGCTGCTGCGGGGTCCACTACGCTCTGTTGTGCTACCGGCGTAGCCCCTAAGAAGCCGATTTGTTTTGCTCCCGTTGCGCTATTGTTGGCTCGCTTTAATTCCAGCAATCGGTCATTATACGAAACCAATTGGGTGCTTAAAGCACCGAAGGCTATGTCAAATTGCCCTCCATCACGCTGACCGATATGCCAAAGAGGACTGTCTATGGTGTTTCCGTCAATTGGATTTGAGTTATCGTTTTGAATGTGAAGATGACCGAACATATTCATCCGAAGGTTGCCTTGGCTTGCTTGCATTCGCATAGGGAAATTGCCTACCCCATCAACATGAAGCGTGTGTGCTGGCGCATTTAACCCAACGCCGAGGCGGTTGTTTGCATCATCCCAATATAGGTTTGCACCGTCGTCATCAAAGGCAGAGCCGTCGCTAAATTGAATAGCACCAGCCGAACCCGAAGGTGTTCCCCCAGTCCCTGCTGGTCCTTGTGGACCTATGGGACCGGCTGGACCTGCTGGACCTTGCGCTCCATCTGCCCCGTCAGCACCATCGGCCCCATCTGCACCTGCTGGACCTTGTGGACCTGCTGGCCCTGCCGGTCCGGTTGCACCTGTGGCTCCCGCCGGTCCTTGTGCCCCATCTGCTCCATCTGCTCCATCGGAACCGTCTGCTCCCGCAGGACCGGTAGCACCAGCAGGGCCGGTAGCCCCAGTTGCTCCTTGTGGCCCCGCAGGGCCTTGTGGTCCTTGCGCTCCGCTACCGCTAACTTCGCTTGAGCCAAGATACAACTTATTGCTGTCGGTGCTGTTCAGCCATAGCGTATTTGCTGCCACACCCCCCGGATTACTTCCCTGTGGATTTAATTCAAGTCCTGTTGGGTCAATCAATCCGTCCACATCTAATTTTCCCGTAATGTGAAAGTTTCCATTAACCTTGGGCATCGGTCCCGAAGCGTTTCGTGGGCTTCGGTAAATCCCCGGAGAAATTTGACTAAAAGACCATGTTCCCCTTACCTTTGGGGTTTTCATTGAACGAATATCCGCTCCTTGGTCATCGGCGGCTACCGGTCCTTTCAAAACTACGCCATCGTTAATTTCAAATTCTTCAACGGAAATATAGGTGTTATCGCTCATCAAAATTTTATCACCTGCGGTATTTGCATTTAAGACAATTTTTCGGTAATAAGCATCTATGAATCCAGTTGGCATACTGGCTGCTCCTGCTGTTGGAATATGAAAGCCACTGGTTGTGGCGGTGAATTCCGTTGTTGAAAGCCCAAAGTCAATACTCGTGCTGGCAATAGAAAACGCAGTAAAGGAAAAAACTTTGAGCCTGTCGTTATCCACTAAATCACCATCGGGTGAAAAATTTGTTGATGTGGAAACCGTAAAGGAATCAAAGGTGGCTTTACCACTTGTTCCCGTTGGTGCCACATAATCCGGTGCAAACTGACCGCCCCCGATAACCACTATTGGATGTGGTCCATCGTCAAACTTTGTGACAGGGGTGGATAAACCGGTCATTTCAAAGGTAATACCTGTGGCGTTTCCGCTATCACCAATTAACACAAATCGTTCGTTGTATGCTTTGTAAGAGCCAAAAAAGTTAGGGGATGCTCCATGCTGAAAGAGAATTTTATTTCCAGCACTCGGAGCAATAGTTTTATTGAGAAACAAACCCTTGACTCTCATATTGGTATTCAAAGTAAGGGTGTGTGCAAAAGAAGATTCAAGGATAATTTCATCAACAGAAAAGGCCGTGGTTGGCAAAAGTATATCCCACACACAATCTTGCTGTCCCAAACTGTCAAAGATGATAACATCACCTGCAACTGGTGTTCCACTCGGATTCCAATTCCCTGCTGTGCTTGCGCTCGTGGAGGAGCCGCCGACCCATTGGTAATTAGCCATATTTAGAGCCTCGTCTTGGTTTGGCTAAACTTTACAGCCGTTCCGCCAACCTCCGAGACAAGAGCAAGCATTTCTTCTCCACGCTTTATGAATCCCCGCATTTGTGCGGTTAATCGTATGTCTTGCTGTTTTCGCTCGTTCTCGTTGACATAAGAAGGAATTGTATCAATCATAACCTGCAAACAATCGGCACACACCAAAGCCTTGATTGCAGATTCTTTTTGTGCTGTTGTAACAACATTTGTTGAATCTTCTGCGAGAAACGCATTGTTGCGGGCAGATTTGTTGACTTGCTCTGTTCGCATACTGATATATTCAGTTATGGTTGCGTCGTTCAAGCCTCGTGGTCTGTTTAGCAAATCCCGAATGTTGTCAGTTGTGACAGTCATTCTTCTTCACCCAATTGATTTACAGGCCACTTGTCGTTAAAATCTTTGGGAACATCAATAACTTCAACACCTTTTGGTGCAATTGGTGTCCTACCAAGAACGAAAACCAATTTAGTCTCAATAATTTCTTTTGCCATACGACTGTCGGGAATCCAAACAGTGTCTTTGCTTGTTATCAAAGAGATGGGGTTATTGGGCTTACGGGATGCAGGTTTCGCCAGTCGGACAAGCCAACCGTTTGGTGATAACCAATATTCAAGACGGTGTTTAAGGTCTGCTACCTTAGCACCTTTAGGGACTTGGATTCCTTTTTTGTTAAGTTGCTTTACTAATTTCGCACGCTCGCTCATGCCTTCTTCTCCTTCTTTGCTTTACTGGTCTTTTTCTTAGCAGGTGCTTTTGCCTTCTTTTGAAGAAGGTAGCGGTTTGAATCGGCATCCCAACGGTAAATATCACCGTTTTTGTCAGTCCATTCTTCAACCATGAAGAATCAACCTCAGTTGCCTTCAATGTATTTGATGAACAGACGAATCTTGCCAGCCGTAAGAGCGGCAGTTGCGATTGTCACAGCGACTGGCGTAGGAGCAGCCATCTTCAAGGGAAGGTCGTTGCTTCCTGCAAACACAGCATCCAAGGTCAAGGAAGCCTTGCCGGTAGCGGCTTTGAAAGCATCACTGTTTCCAATCAAACCGAATGCGACGGTAGCAGAGCCGCTTGAAGTGCAAGCAGCCTCAATCTCAATGTGTGAAGAAATCACGATTGCTTTTTCGGGGATTTGAAGTGGCTGACCACTGGTATCTTTCATAGGAACAGCACCAACGGCTCCTCCATCAACCGAGAAGTCATAGACAGCCTCAAGATACTTGTCCGCAGCACCGTCAGTTTTTGCGTTGGTCACGGCATCGTCAGCAAGATACTTTGTTTCAACAAAGTCTTGGAATTTGCGGTTTTGTGCCAAGTAAATCACCTCAAATGACGCCTGTAATCTTGGCAATACGGTTTGAGGTTCCAGCCGCTGCACCGTCTTGGTGCTGGTGAACCACGCTTCCCATGTAGCCAGTCAAGAGCCAGTCAAATCCAACACCGGGGAGGCGAGTCAATTCAGTCTCTTGGTAGCCAGCACCGTTGTAGGTGAAAAATTCAGCCGTTTCAGCACCGGGGATGAGCAAGAGAGCATCGTCCTCAATTGCACCGGAGACATCAGTTGGAAGAAGAGACTTGCCGCCAGTGTAGTCTCGTGTGTAGTAAATGCTCATGTTGGCGATTCGCTTCATGTGGTCAGCGAGGCTTTCCACGACATTTCCGTAAAGTTGGGTGTTAAGCAAAGCACTTCGGGTTGAGGCAGGTAGGATAAGAGCCATTGGCTCGTCGCCCGACACACGG